GTCAATCAAGGTGGTGACATGGTTAAAACAACAATACATGGTGAAGATGAAACTGTCTCTTATAAAGCTGTACGAGCCTCTCGTGGTAAGTTTGCCCGTGCTGAACCTATATCAGCACTATATGAGCGTGGTCTTGTCAAGCATGTTACTAACCCCCCTGACGGCGCTTCACTGAACGAACTTGAAACACAAATGCGTACATGGGAACCACTAGGTCGAATTGGTTCACCAGATAGACTTGATGCAATGGTATGGGCAATCACAGACCTTTCTCTTAACGGCTACGCTAAACCAAAATTGACCCTCGCTTACTCTAGTGCTAAGGGCTTATCCAAGTAAAAGGCAATAGTCGCAATGAAGAAGCTCTCAGAGGGTAAAGCCAAGCAGACATTAGGTGTCGCTGGCGATAACACACACAATGGTCAGATCAGGGCGGATGAGTTCCTACCTGAGCTTCGTGGTAGTAAAGCTATCCGTAAGTATCGTGAGATGAGAGACAACGATGCCACCATTGGTGCTGTCATGTACTCTGTTGAGCAAATTCTTCGTGATGTTGAACTTACTGTTAAGCCTGTTGATGATACCCCTGCTGCTAAGGTAGAAGCTGATTTCGTTGCTAGTGTACTAGATGACATGGATCACACACTGGATGATCACGTAGCTGAAGCCTTATCTTACTTGTCGTATGGCTTTGGTTGGTTCGAGGTTATCTACAAACGTCGAGTTGGCCCCACTGAGCGTTCTGACAAGAAGCACTCCAAGTACACAGACGGACGCTTAGGTGTCAAGAAGATCGCTTCTCGTGCGCCTTGGACTATCAATAAGTTTGATGTCAACCAGAAGACTGGTGAGGTCTTAGGTATTGAACAATCAGTAGGACTTATGAATGGTCGGAACTACATCCCCCTTAACAAATCTATCTATTATAGAACAACTTCTCTTAACGGAGACCCAAGTGGTCGTTCTATCCTTCGTAACGCTTATACTTCTTATGAGTATCTCAATAACCTTCAGTCTATCGAAGCTATCGCAGTAGAGCGTGAACTTGCTGGTATCCCTGTAGCTCGTATCCCTGCTGAGTATCTGTCTGGTGATGCTTCTGTTGCACAGGCTGGTTTCGTACATGATCTACAGCAAATCCTACGGGACGTTAAGTTCAACGAGCAAGGCTACATTGTACTTCCTTCCGACACCTACCCAGATAAAGATGGAGCGCCTAGTAGCACTCGTCTTGTTGACATCGAACTGATGGCATCCAACGGTAAACGTAACATAGACATTAACCCAATCGTTAGTCGTTACCAGCACGATATTGCTCGTAGCGTATTATCTGAGTTTCTTCTGCTTGGTACATCTGGTGGTTCCTACGCCTTGTCAAAGTCGAAGACAGACCTGTTCCTCCGTGCGCTAGAGAGTTACATTCAAGCAATCGTAGACGTTCTCAACAAACAGTTGGTCGAGCGTCTTTGGCAGTTGAACGGTCTGAACTATAGCTTGATGCCAACGATTGTCGCTGGTGATGTTGCCCCTCACGACCTCCGTGAAGTGTCCTCATTCCTACGTAACCTTAATGGTGCAGGGATTGATGTCTCGTCCCACCCAGAGGTTATTAGTGATCTTATGGGTATAGCTGAACTAGAGTATGACCCAGAGGTTAATCAACCAAGCTCAGAGGATGAGCAAGATAAAGATGGTGGTGTAGACAATGGTTGATAGTCCAACAAAAATCTATAAAGATTACGTAAGAGCTAATTTGCCAAACGGAATGTCCTATGACACAGGTACAAATCGTTATGACATTAACAACCACTCGTTCTTTTCGTACAACAACTCTAATTGGTATTACCAGTACATCTCTAAGTACGGCTACTCCGCTTTATCAGCTTATGCAGCAAACGGCTTTGATCCAGCTTTGGTGTTTGACTTTAAGGGTGACTACTTCCGTAAGAGTGCAACTGCCTCTACCTTTGGTGCATCTATAACTCACGCAGCTACAACCAATGCAACTATGGTTGATAGTGATGGCTTGCTCAAGTGGCGTCCTCATAACTTGCAGGTTCACAGTGGTGACTTCTCAAATTCGGCTTGGTCTAAATCAGCAGTAACGGTTGACACATCCTATGTTGCGCCAGACGGCACTTCAACTGCCTCTAAGTTTACATCAACTGGTGCTGCTGGTGCTTCGGGTGTTTACGATTCAAACTCCAAAGGTACAGGTATGTCCTTGACATGCTTTATGAAGGCAGGTTCGTCTGGGGTTTATGGTTGGATTGAAGGTATCGTAGGTGGTGCGTCCCCTTACGGAGTGTTTGACTTAGTAAGCGGCACTGTTGTTCGTTCACGAGAGTGCGATGCTTCAATAGAGCCTGTAGGAAATGGCTGGTTTAGGTGTGTTCTTGCCAACACGACAAACGCTATTTCTTTCTTCAGTGTTGGGGGAAGTGACAATACTTATACAAGTAGCCCTTGGGGTTCTTCAAACTTAACTCAAGATAAGTTTATCTATGCTTGGGGCGCACAGCTTAACCGCAGTGACCTCGGTGGCATGGTAAACAACCCTGATACCTCTACAGGCCTTGAGTCATACGTTCCAACGACAACTACTCCTGTCTACCTTTCTCGTCGTGGCCATCACAGCTACAATGGCTCTGCTTGGGTTAACGAAGGCATCCTCCACGAGAGTGAAGCTCGGACTAACCAGATGCTTAGCTCTGGTGATGTGACGGGTACTGGTTGGACTGGTCAGGCGACTGCTGGCACAGTAACCGCAGGTTCACCCTTCGGGACTTATCAGTCGATTTCACCTTCTTCTAACTCTGGCAATTTAGGCCCGTCACAAAGATACCAAATCGGTAAGTCTATTACATCAGGTGCAACCTACGTTGGTTGGGCGTTGGTTAAGTATTCTGCTGGTTCTGGCTGGTTCGCAGTCAACATGTATGACACAGGCAAGGCTAACGAACAGGCTTACTTTGACTTACAGAACGGCGTTGTAGGTTCCAAAGACCCTCTTATCATAGACCACGGAATGATAGACTATGGTGATGGCTGGTGGTTATGCTGGGCTTCCAGTAATGCAGCTTCTGGTTCTGGTGGTATGTCTAATGAGATGCCCAACGGGGATGGTGTTCAGAGTTGCAGTGCAGCAGATGTCATTCTAATAGCTGGTTCACAGTTTGAACTAGGCGCAACCCCATCAAGCTACATCCCAACAACTTCTGCTACAGTTACTCGTGCTGCTGAGACACTAACAGTCCCTGCCGCTAACCTGCCGTATGACAACACTAACATGTCTATCCAGATGGATGGCAAGATGACAGGCGACACACTAACACCTGTACGTTGGCTACTAGACGCTAACAACTCAATCCTACTAGAGACTGGCTCTAACAACTTCTCCTTTACACAGGAAGCAGTTGGCACTGTTGATACAGTTACGGGTGGCTCTTTTACAAGTGGCACTAACGTACCGTTTAACCTTGCAACCCGCAACGGCTCTACGTTCATCAACGGCGCAATCAGTGGTACGGCTTTGACGGCTAACACAACACCAACAGCCCTGCCAAACCTGTCATCTACTGACTTAAACCTTGGTTACGGCTTCATGGGTACAATCGGACAGTTCCGTATGTGGTCTGAGGACTTAACTGACGTAGGCATTGCGGAGGCTTCAACATGAACGACTTCTACCTCAAGCTGACATCTGAGGCGTCTATGCCCTCAGTGTTGTCCATCTTCTACGATGAAGACGGTGAGTTCGTGAGTAACACTGCTGACTACTCCATCGACGTTGTAGGGGTCTTACAGGAGCCTACAGGCGTTACTCTCACAAATGACGAAGGTATGGAGTATCCTGAGATGACTACACTAGACGGTTGGCATGTAAACATCCGCCTATCAAGTGATGTTCGTCGTGATGCTGTTGAGGCTCTTGATGTATCACACGGTGTTACACCTGATGCACCCATGCGTGTGTGGCTCTAATGTCAACTTGGTCAAGACTCTCGTATCAACATGATTACTTAGCTATTGCTCAAGGAGATGTTAATTACTACTCCTCAGTACAGAAGTTTGGTTCTAATTTTGACGTAAGCAGTAACTCTGACCCAGAGAGTGTCTGGAGTGTTGGAGGTCTTTATCCTTGGGCTGCTTTAGATGCTGCTGAGACGCTCTACCTTATCTCAACAGACACTGGCGACACAGACACTATTCTCCTTGAGGGTCTTGATGCCAACTACTTACCTTTAGTTGAGTCTGTTCAGATGGCTGGTCAAACAGCAGTTGCTACAGTTAATCAATTCAAGCGTATCTACCGTATGGAGTACAATCACGGCACTACTAACGCAGGTACTGTTACAGCTAGAACTGTAAGTGGTACGGGGGTTGTAGTAGCTCAGATTGATCCTACTTTAGCTCAAACCCTGATGGCAGTCTACACAGTCCCAGCAGGTTTCACTGGATACCTCCTTAACCTAGACTTCTCTGTGAACAAGGGTAAGGACGCTCAGTGTAGGTTGTACGCAAGAGAGTTTAGCACGTCTTTCAGAATTAAGCACTTAACTGAAGTGTATGAGAGCAGCTACCATTATGATTTCACTGTACCCCTTCGATTTCCTGAGAAGACTGACATTGATATTATTGCTTATCAGGTTGAGAGTGCTAACACACGAGTATCATGTAACTTCAACTTAATCCTAGTAGACAACGCGAGGCCAAACCATTGAATATTCTTAAAGGACAATACGCAACTGACGTATTTACTACAGAAGCTGAAGCTAGGGTTCGCTCTATGGCTCTGGGTCTTGATGGCGTAACTCACGTCTATGACTATGATGGTCAAGCCGTCTATATGCCAGCAGCCTCACACGAGGCTTATATGGCCTTTATGGGGGGTGAGACACCAGAGATGCAAGAAGCCTCTCCAGTAGACCGCTTAGAGGCTCTCAGAGCTATTGTAGCAGAGGTACTAAAGTCTGAGATTACTAAAGCTGAGTATCAAGGTGAAAAGGTGTCTTTGAACAAACCTAGACGTATCAAGGGCGGCAACAAGAAGTTTGAAGTCTTCGTACAAGATGGCGACAAAGTTAAACGAGTTGCCTTTGGTGATCCTAACATGGAAATACGCCGTGATGATCCTAAAGCTCGTGCCAATTTCCGCTCTAGGCACTCTTGTGATACTAAGAACGATAAGACAACGGCTGGTTATTGGTCGTGTCGTATGTGGCAATCTAATACATCGGTGAGTGAAATGACAAAGAATATTGAAGGTAAAATCCTTAAGACCGACGACGAACAACGTATGGTCTATGGATGGGCATCAGTTATCACCGAGAATGGTGAGCCAGTAGTAGATCGCCAAGATGATATGATTGAAGCTGACACTCTGGTTAAAGCAGTGAATGAATTTATGGAGCATGTGCGGGTCG